ACGTCCCGGACCTCAACGACCTCGTCGAACGCGAGCTCGAGGCCGCCGTCGGGCGCATGAACGAAGGGGGCCCGAGCGACGAAAACTATTACCAGGCGCTCGCACGTGCCTACCCCGAGCCGCCCGAGTACGTGCGCGACCAGATCCGCCGGTGGGAGCGCGACGAAAGGAACGGCGGAGACCTCCCGGTGGACCTGCTGCTCGACTCCCTCATGACCGTCCGCAAGCTGATGCGCTTCGCCCACGAAGACGGGGAGGATTGGCTCGTCGAGATCCTCGAGCACGAGCGCCAGGAGCTGGCCGCGCGCGCGGCGTTCGCTTGCGAGATCGCCGGCCTCCAGTCCGCCTAGCGCCAGAACCTCCACCACGGGCGCTGAGAGCCCGTCTGAGAGCCCTCGGAACTCTCCGGGGGCTCTTCATCGTCCTGGTCCACCACGGTGGACTCTGAGGGCGTGGAGAGCTGGCGCACGGTGAGGGACTGCTGCATGATGATTTCGTCTTTGCGCCTGGACTCTTCCCGAAGGTAGGCGACCTCTTCGCGGAGCTGGGTCACGAGCGCGTCTACCCCCGCGTCCTGCCCGTCGTCTACCCCACGGGTAGTACGTTCGTCCAGGTAGACGTAGATTCGGCCACTCTCTTCCTTATCGTGCTCCAGTGACCCGCGGGTCACTCGCTTGCGGACGGCGCCCTCGGATATGCCGAGCCGGCGGGCGGCCTCTTGTATAGTGACTCTGTCCTGGTCCACATCTACCCCCGCGTCTACCCCCGCCGTCGTCGGGTATCATACAGTTATGGATTCGACATCGGGAGGGCCGTGCCCCAAGAAGTAGAATTGCCGGGCGTCCCGCGGGACGAAGCCACGTTCGTAGGTTTCAGGCGCAAGGACATGAGCGAGCAGTCCCTCATGTACCGGAATCAGGATGGCGTCTTCGGCCCCGTGGTGTGCATGAGCTGGGAGGAAGCGAGGTACTACCTGCTCATCGAGTTGGACCACGGCCACGAACCCTTTGAGTTGTCGCGTGTGCTCTTGGCCGCCCTCACCGTGCAGAAGGGTTTTACCGGGGTCCACGTCTACCGGGTCCAGGAGGGGAAGACCTACCGCAAACCGGAGCCCTTCAGCTAGACGCGGCTACCGTATCGGCTGCCCGGAGCGGCCTTTACGCCCTCACCCCGGTCCGCTTGAGGTACGGATGCAGCAACCGAGATTGGATGCGCTCTTCCCTGGAGATCATCGGCCGGGCGTAGGTCTTGGCTCCGAGGCTCTGGACGCTCTTGCTGATGGTGGGCGGCTCTTCGGCCTTGGAGAGCCGGTAAGCCTCGAGGGCCACCCAGTCGAGGATGGACGCCGGGACCTCCGTCTCGCCGCTTCGGGGAAACTCCGGGCCCTCGGTCGCGGGCTCGCCGACGAACGGCGCCAGCTCGTCGAGGCTCTGGGAGGCGCTCATCACGTCGCCGATGTTTATCGCTCTCAGCCCCACGTCTATCCCGTAGCGTCCCAGGACCCGGTCCTCGGCCTCCATCGGGGTCATGTACATGACCATAATCACGCTCCTATCCGTTGTGTGGTTTCTTGGAAGCTCCACGCCCACGCGGCCAGACACATGCTGAAGAGCAAGTCGTCGTGGGCGCCGATCCGCCAGGGCTCGTACTGGTCGTGGCCGCGCAGATTAATCTTGAGCCGGTAGTCACGGAGCTCCTGGATGAGGACGTCGCGGTTCTCGACCGTGGCCCCGATTTTCAGCCGGCCGGACTGTAGCGCGACCACGCCGGCCGTTATGAGGTTGCGTTTCGGGACGGCGAGGTAGCCGCCCTGCCGGGTTACTCGGTTCCCCCCGGTGACGACCACGGGCCAGAAGGAGATCAGGGGCGTGCGAGGACGGCGTGAGATCTCACCCCACAGCATATCCACCACCGCCCTACCTACCCCGGTCGCATCCACGCACAGGCCTATCTCGCGCCTCTCGCCGAAGGTACCTACGGGCTCCAGCTTGCAGAGCCGGTCCACCACGCCCCGCGCTATCCGCTCGTAAGAGGTCCGCAAGGGCGGCCGGTTTAGGTAGGGGATGTGCAGATCCTGATCGACCCCCTCCATCACCGTGACGGCGGTGAAGTCGTTGGCTTGCCCGAAGTCCACGCCCATCCAGTACCTCACCATTCGTCTCCTAAGTCCAGGGGCGTTACGGCCTCGTCTACGGCGCCGGCTACCATGCCGTGGGTGAATATCTCGTCTGAGGTCTCGGTGAACTCGCACAGGAACTCTTGCCGGTACATGGCGTCCGGCATCGATGCCCGGGCCTCGTCGAGGAACTCGGCGGGTATTCGTGGGCACTCGGTCGCCGGCACCTCGTAGCGCTCCCACCCGACGCCCTCGGTCCACTCCTGGTGGAAGACCCCGCGCTTGCCCCACGGCGTGGTCATCATTAGGAGACGGCCGCCACTGACCGCCAACATCGGGGTGACCGCGAAGTAGAGCTCGTCGGGGACGCGGGACGCCTCGTCGAGGATGAGGAGGTCAACGCCCGAATAGCCTCTCACCGTCTTCTCTGTACCCGGGAGGGCCTCTATCCGGGAGCCGTTCTTGAGCTCCATACCGAGCTTCCTGTAGCTGTCAGCGGGCACGTCGTCTCGGTAGAGGCTGGCGGCTTTGGCGAAGGTCTCTTTAGCCTGGCGCTCTGACGGTGCGAGTATCAGGACCAGGCTACCCGCGTCCGTGAGCGCCTTGTGGACGGCCAGCACCCCGGCCATAGAGCTCTTCCCGCCTTGCCTCGTGATGTTCATGAGGATGCGCGGCGCCTTCGATAGCAGCAGGTCCTCTTGCCAGCCGTCGAGGACCTCGAGGCCATGAGCATGGGCGAACTCTACGGGATCAACGGCAACGGTTGCCGTTGGTTCTCCTCTCTCCAGCATCGCCAGCCGGCGGGAGACGTTAGCCAGCGATACGACCATGCTCCAGCCTCTCCAGGCGCTCTACCAGCTCGTCGAGGTCCTTCGCGCGGCGCTCGTATTCGAGGAGCTTTATCTGTGTGGTAATGAGCTGATTAGCCACCGCGCCGCGGCTCGTCTCCAGCTCGCCGTTTATCACCCGGTCGGTAAGGTCTTGGAGCTGGCGGCGGAGGTCCTGGACTTCGCGGTTCGCTTTGGCCTTGCCGCCCTTGGACGCCCGCCTCTGTCGCGTCTCGGCGTTCTCCGGGGCGTGGGCCCAACAGAGTCCGTGCTTGTCCGTAGCGTCCAATTTGCAACGCTCTCCGTTGGCCTTGGTGAAGCGGCATCGGTTCATCTAACTACTCACCCCCGGGTAAGACCAGGTAAAGAGATGCGGGGGACGGTCTCGGTGCCCAGGCAAGGACCCATTGCCGTTCGCCTGATAGGAGGCGCCCCCGCTAGCTTCGCTATGGCTACTTGCTGGCCCTGAGCTTAATCAAGGCCTCCGGGTAGAGGACCTTCCCGCCGTAGAGGGTCAAACCGCGCAAGAGGTCCGCGAACGAGTTGACCGCCCGCAAGCCTTCCACCTTGTTGATCTGAGAGGCGAAGCTGGTAGCCATGTTGTGGCCTATCAGGACGCTGTAGACGGTGGTCGCGAGAGGGACGCGGTTGCTCTTGAGTATCGAGATGCCGGCGATGGTCCCTATCTGGCCGTTAAGGATCGCGTCGCCCTTGGCCTGAAGGAAGTACTTGTCGTCCTGGAGCAGCACCCCGGCCATCCACGGCGGCACCACGGCGTAGCGCCCGGTCTCCGGGACGTTGGCCTCGTCGAGCTTGACCGCAGCCTCCACGAAGGTCGTGTAGGCGTTCGCCACGTTGATGGTCCTGGCCGCGCCCGCGGCGCCTTCGAGGACGGACCCGGCCCCCGCCACCCCGAGGTTAGCCAGGAACGTGTCCTGGACCCGGGCGAGCTGGTACGCGGCGTCCTGAGAGACGCTGTCGAGCAGCTTGGGCTTGACCTGCGCGGCGTCTAAATCGTCGTGGGCGACGGCGAAGTAGTCGGACTGGTCGATGGTGATGGACCGCCGCTCGTCATTGAGGAGCTGATAGGCGAGCGTGGTCGTGTTGCGGACGTAGGGCGAGACCGTGACGTCCGAGTGACCGTGGATGTAGACGGTGTCGCCGAACTCGGAGATCTCGCCCTGGTAATCCGTGTTGACGGCCTGAGACTGGCCGTAGACGAGCGTGCTCTGTAGCTTCTGGAGGATGCGGGAAGCCCATACCTTCGGGATGAACTGGGTAACAGCCATGCGTGAGCCTTTCGAGATGTGGTTCTTCGATTAGCCCACGTTATGAACCGCCCGTGGTATAGGCGTACTTACAGTGTACAGGATGCCGACTTACACCGCAAGTCCAACTTCCGAGAACAGGAATTACCGGAAGTTGGGCGTATCAAGCGCGTTACAAGTGGACCCGCAGCCGTTGCGGGACCTAGCCCCTCTCGCCGGCCATGAACCGCTGCACCCTCTCCCACATCGTCGGCTCGTTTATCTCGTCGGGGCTCATGGTCTCGATGCGCTCCCGGGTGAGCGGCGCGTCGGTTCCCGAGTCGGTATCCCCGGTAGAGGTGTCGAGCGCCGTCTCCTTCACCGTGGCGCCCTCGCCGAAGATCTCCGGCATGTCGCCGTGCAGGCCCTTGAAGCTGTCGATGATGGCCTTGCGGTCTGGCTCGCCGTCCTCACCCGGAGCCGTGGGGAGCTCCGAGAGCTTCAGGATGCGGCCGTGACGCTCCGCGGGAACGTTCATGGACTTGAGGACTTCGCGGGCGTCCCGGTCCACGAGGCGGCCGAAGGCGCGGGTCTCGGCCTGCTCTGCTCTGTCTCGGTACTCGGAGACGTTGGTTTCTTTTTCCCAACGGTCTTTCTCTCGGGCGAGGCGGCCCTTGACCAGCTCGTCGAACTCTTCCTGGCTGTTTACGGTGACGGGGAAATCCATATCAGTTGACTCCTCTCAAGAGGTCTCTTACGGGGTTGGGCCTGGCGGCTTCGGTCGAGATCTCGACCATCTCGGCCTCGATGCGGTCTTCGGGCCATTCCGGGTGAAGCTCCCGGAGCGCCTGGCGGGTGGAGACGAGGCCGGCGTCCCGGAGGTTGGCGAGCTCTTCGGCCTGCTCGGTTCTATCGACCGGGAAGCCGCTCCCGAACTTGATTTCTGGCTTCACCTGGTCAACGGGCCTACCGAGCATCATGCCGAGCGCGACGCCGCAAGCCTCGGAGATGGCATCCCGCGCCATTCTGGTTTTTCCACTGGTCGTAATTATGGTCCGCATTTGCCTGAGCTTCAGGGCGCGGCCGGAGTCGGCCCGTCCTCCGTCCCCGAACCCCCACGACGCGAGCGAGTATCCGGCGAGCGAGACAGCCATCTCACGGAGGTGGTCCGTGTAGACGCGGTGGTCTTCGGCCTCCATCTTTCCCTGCACGACGCGGGCCAGCTCCTCGGGCGCCTCCACAGGGCTCACGCTGCCCTCTCCGACGAGGATGGCGCCGTCGAGGTCCGCGTTACCCGACTTGTCTGCTAACTTCCTGTGTACGAACGTAAGCGGCTTGGAGGCGCGTGCCTTCTTGCGGCCGATGGTCTCGGCGTCGTCGGCGGCATCGAGCAGGGAGTTGAGGCCGGAGATGTCCGAGTGCCCGCCAGGCACATTCAACCACGGTATGAGGCTAGGCTTGTCTACCCCGGTAGACACCTCGTCTTTGAGCTCCCGGAACTCCGGCGGACCCTCCTGCAGGCCCACCCTGTTACCGAGCCGGGTGATACCGCCCTTGTACAGAGCACGCCTTACCTTGCCGGGCTCGTGATATTCGAGTAGGCGCCAGCGAACGCCAGACGGATTCTCGGCATCCTCTCTCTCGACGACGACCACGCCGCCGGAGGTGAAGCGGCCATGTCGGGTAGCCCACACGACCCTATCGGCCGGCTCGAAGACAAGAAGGGGGTAGGCCCCCGATACCACATCGTCGCGTATTATCCGAAGGGCGCCGGAGCCCTCGGAGGCGATGTTGTCGCCGGCGTCGGCTAGGAACTGGTCGAGGCGGTTGAAGAGGCTCCAGGCGTCGAGGGCCTTTTGCTCTACGTCCCCCTCGATGGTCAGCGTCACGGGGTCGCTGAAGAGGAGTTGAGACGAGAACCGCGCAATGTCGCGGGCGAGGGGGACCGGGGTGTAGTCGCGCTGCCGAGCCTGAGTCGCCGCGGCGTCGTCGGGGACGTGGAGGTCAACCCTGTACGGGAAGAGCTCGCCGGCGTCGTTGTCGTACCTACGCCGTCGTTCGCGGACGGTCTCCCAGTTGGCCGCTTCCGACTTCGGCGGCCACGGCTGCCCGGGGTTGCTCCCGGCGCCAGTGAGCAGGCGTTCTACTTCCGATGTGTGCATCTCTAACCTCTTCCCAAACGGGTAAGCGTTTGCTGTATGTACTGGAGAGCGCTGCTAACCCCCTCGATGGCTTGGCGGTTACGGTCGAGAAAGAGCGGGACCTTCTTCAGCTCTTCAAGGGCGCGGGTGTTCGCGTCGAGGGACTGTCGGATGGCCTTCAGCTCGCCGACCAGCATCTCAGCCGCCCCGTACTGTACGCGGGTCTGCTTTATCACGTCGCTCTCTTCGGGCCTGCCCTGCTCGTGTTCGGTCATTACGCTGCCTCCCTTTTTTCGGCGAAGACGAACTTCGCATTGCCATACTCCGGTAGCCGCTCGATTCGATAACCCGACCGCACGGCCACCGACAACACATCTTTCGGGTTGCCGCCGGCGTCGGCGTACACCTCTCGAAGTAGCTCAAGTCTGATACGGCCCAGGGCCTTGAGCTTGTCGTGGATGAAGACCTCCGCGGTGGTCCCGACCTTCTGGCGCTGGCGCTCGATGCGGTGCTCCTCATCCTCTTTCGCCCGCTCGGCCAGGACCTCGGCCATTTTCTCCCGACCCATGAGCGGCGGGACCTCATCCGCCGGCGTCTTATCGCGGTTGCGGAACGCTTCGGCCTGCTCCCGGTACCTCTTCTGGTCCCTCTCGTGGGCGTCGAGCTCCCCGTCCTGCTCCCGTTTGTGCTCTAAAGCCTCGCGCCAATCGGCGGCCAGCCGGACGGTCTCGCCAGCTTCGCTAAGAACGACTATCCCGGCCTCCTGGAGCTTGGGCAGGTTGCGTCGCAGGAGATCCCGCGTCCGCTTGTTCGTGGCTTCGGCCAATTCCTCGACGTGCATCTCGCCCCCCTCGACGAGGAGCCGGTCGATAACCGCGCAGTTGTGCTTCCCCAAACGGGGAACGTAAGGCGCGGACCACCTCAAACGCGGGACTTCGGAGCACCCGCGCAAGTCTTCACCACCCCCCTGTTTCTCCTCTAACTCTCTACCGCGTGTGGACATACTAAGGACTTGGTGAAGGGTTGCGCGCATGATGTAGGTGCCCGGCTTCCCGTCTGACTGCGGTGGCCGGAACTCTAGCCACCCTTCGGCCTCCAGATGCTTTACGGACTTGTGAATCGTCCGCGTGCTGGTCGCCGCCTTTAGTGCTAGTGCCCGGCGCCCTAGACTCACCTCGATGGTGTCGCCGACGACCCTTCCGTGTTTCGCGGCCTCGGATATGAGAACGATCATTGCGTCCCGGCAGGTGTGGCCGCGCATCCAGTTGGGCCTATTCCCTGTACCGACCACCCGCGCCCAGTCGTAATCCCACCAACGTCTGACCAGCTCCCGGACGCCGGTCCCTAGCTCGCCCTTTTTCGAGACCCGCGCCGTGCTGATGTTAGTGATACCCGCCGGGCTGTAGGTGTTGGTGAGCCCGCTGATGGCCTTGCGGATGGTCACTCTGAGGTAGGAGCGGTGCTTATCCCACTTCTCCCGGACGCACCCGGAGCCGCGCATGATGCGCTCTACCTGATCCTCGTCTTGGGTGTAGAACGCTACGCGGTTTGCGAGGCTGAGATCCCGCTCGGACCCGCTCGGATAGTCTCCCAGGCCGGCGTAGATCGTCGCGAACTCGTGCCCGTTGCGGGCGTTCTCCAGGAGTCGGAGGACTTCGGCGTCTTCGAGGTCCGGGCCATCAAAGCTAGTTGGTGCTCTCTCCGGCGGCTTCTGGTCGTTTGCTCGAAGGTATGCGTAATACTCTTCGGCGGCGTCCTGAGCGTCCCGGATCGGGGCGTCCCGGACCGTATCGCCGGTCATGGTGAAGAACCGCCCTGAGCTGTAGAGTTCGCCCCGTCCGCGGCGGTTGGTGCCTTGCGGTAGCTTGGCCTTGGCGATGATGTGCAGCCCGTTGCCGGACGGGGACCTCTCGACGTAGGAGCCGAAGCGGTCTATCCACTCCTGCGCAGCTTCGCTATCCTCGGTCGCATCGTCCAGGTCGGCGCCGGCGTAGGGGTTGCCTTCGTGGAAGACGAACCCGATCCCGTCGAAGAACTCATCCCGCTCGTATGCTTCGAGGGCCTTACCGAAGGTCGTCCAGGTCCGTGGGGTATCGCTTTTCGCCCGCCGGCGGTTTACCTGACAAGGCTCTTTCGTCCGCTTCCCGTCGCGCTCGACGTAGCGCCAGAGGACCCACGACGGATCTCCTCTCAATTCCCGGGGGACGTTCTGAGGTAGCGTGCGAGGTCTACGGTTGGGGTATGATGACACGAGCAAATCCTTTACTTAGCGGTTGGGGGTTTGTCGTCTTTGCGGGGTCCGTGGATGCTGGGGAGCGGAGCGGACCTCTTTGTCTGTGGTATGTCACGTTAGAAACATCTCTTCCAACCTCTCTATTTGTCCCACTTCCATCCTCCTTGCTGCGTCCAGTAATATTTCGCCGTAGAGTTCGCCTGATCTCGGCGCCAGGAATTCGAGGATGCTGGCCTTTTTGTCTGGAGCGAGGTCCTGTAGGGCCCAATCCAGTTCATTCAACTGGCTTGCAAACCGCATTATGCTGTTATGCTTCTCGCCACTCAACCCTCTCCCTGACTCTCCTCCGAACAATCTCCAGTATTCGACGTCTAGGGCGTCTGCCAACTTTACTAGTGTGAGTGGACGCGGCTCCTGGGTGCCTTTCTCGACTCGGCTAAGCGTCGCCTGCGACACCCCGGATCGCCTGGCTAGCTCGCTCTGGGTCCAGCCTTTATCCAGCCTCAATGCTGTGACCATCTCGGAGACCTTTCGCGCATCTTTGCTATCCATGTACCGATAGTATACGCATCTCTTGACATGCACGCAAGAAACGAATAGACTGCCCTTCACAGACACAAAAAGCGGCCCCCCGGAAGAGCCTCCCAGCTCCCCGAAGGGCCTTGACCAAAAGGAGCTGTATCTCCTGATGGACCACCGTAAGCGTACCGCACCCCGCCTACCCGATCACGAGCTAATCAGGCGCGACGCCGCCGCCAACCTGCAGCGGTCCTACCGCGAGCACATCGAGGCGTCCCGGGACATCTGTGGCGAGACCTACCGCCGGGACCTCTCGCGCATCTCGCCCGCGGCGAACGCTGCCCTCTCCCGCGAACTCGAAGCCGGAGATCTCGGTCTCTAAATGTCTCCAATTGGCGACAATATCCGCGGCCCACCAGGCGCCCGCAACTGTCACGGCGCCATGACACTTAACCCCGCAGCCGTTGCGGGGTTAGAGAAGAGGAGAGAAGCATGACGAACGAAACGCGATTCGGGCGGGCCCTGGATCCGGCCAACGAGCACGACCGCGGACTGCCCTGCGGGGTCCGCCACCCCGACGCCGGCGGGCGTTGCGGGCGGACGGCCACGATGAAGCTGTACGGGCTCCTCAACTTCTGCGAGGAGCACGGCGAGGAGGCGAGGATCGGGGCCGACATGGAGCGCCACTACGACGCGGGGTACTTCTTCGACCGCTTCAGGAACCCCCACGTCCCGGACCTCAACGACCTCGTCGAACGCGAGCTCGAGGCCGCCGTCGGGCGCATGAACGAAGGGGGCCCGAGCGACGAAAACTATTACCAGGCGCTCGCACGTGCCTACCCCGAG